ATCACTTTCAGACGAGTTAAAAAATGATGCTACATTACAAAACTTTAAAGACGTAGAAAGTTTAGCTAAAACTGTAGTACATCAACAAAAAGTATTAGGTAGCAGAATACCATTACCTAAAACTGATGAAGAATATAATGAACTTTATACTAAATTAGGAAGACCAGAAGATCCTAATAAGTATGAAACTAACATCCCACAAGATTATCAAGAATACTTTAAAAAAGAAAATCTTGATGAATTTAAAAATGTGGCACATAAAATTGGTTTAAATAACAATCAAGTTAATGCATTATTAGATTATCAAATGAGTAGCATTAAACATGAAATGGAAAATGAACCTGCAACTATTGCCGCACAAAAAGATCAAACCGAACAACTTTTAAGGCAAGAATGGGGCTATGATTATGATAAAAATGTTAGAGCCGCTACAAGAGCATTAGATGTTTACGGGGATGATGAATTAAGAGATCTTGTTAGTAATTCATCTGCGGGTAATAATCCTGCTGTTATTAAATTCTTTGCTAGATTAGGTGCTGAAGTAACAGAAGATATGGCTAAAAATACACAAAATAATAGATTAGCTGTATCACCTTTAGATGCAAAAGAAGAAATACAAAAGGTTATGAATGATGCAAGTCATCCTTATCATAAAGGCGATCAAATGGCTGTTGAAAGAATGCGACAGTTACATGAAAAAGCCTATGGTAATTAAGCAACATTTGTGATATATTTACAACACTAAATTCGCCCTTTTAGGATAACGAATAGGTAGCCGTGATGGCTTTAAACTTCCGATTGATCGTATCGTTTACGATAAGGTTTCCCGTAAGGACAAAAGCCGACACACGGAATATAGTATAATGCATTTGTATTATGCTCTCTATTCTTAAACTTAATAGGAGGACTTAATATGTCAACTCAAATAACAACTGCTTTTGTAGAACAATACAAAAGTAATGTGTTTCATTTGGCACAACAAAAAGGTTCTAGATTAAGAGATGCGGTAAGATCTGAAAGTGTAACAGGTAAATCACATTTCTTTGAAAGAATTGGGTCAACTGCGGCACAAAAAAGAACTTCTAGACACGCTGACACTCCAAGAGTGGACACGCCACATTCTAGAAGAAAAGTAACTATGGATGATTACGATTGGGCAGACTTAATTGATCAAGAAGATAAAGTAAGAATGCTTATTTCGCCTCAATCCGAATACGCTAAAGCTGGTGCTTACGCTATGGGTAGAGCAATGGATGACGCAATTATTGCGGCGGCTACTGGAACTGCTTATGGTGGAGTTAGTGGTGGTACAACTATTGCATTACCATCTGCTCAAAAAGTGGCAGTAGCAACAAGTGGTTTATCATTGGAAAAATTAATCAGCGCTAAAGAAATTCTTGATGCGGCTGATGTTGATCCAGATGAAGAAAGATATATGATTTGCACAGCAAAACAAATGTCTGATCTTCTTGCGTTAGAGAAAATCACTTCTGCTGACTACGCAACAGTTAAGGCGCTAGTACAAGGTGCTATTGATAGTTTCATGGGCTTCAAGTTTATCAGATCAGAAAGACTTGGAACTGACGGAAACGGTGATAGACAAGTATTAGCTTTCACTAAATCAGCTATGGGTCTTGCGCTTGGTAGAGATATTGCTACAAAAATCTCTGAAAGAGCAGACAAGAACTATGCAACACAAGTATTTTTATCTATGACTATCGGCGCTACAAGAGTAGAAGACGAGAAAGTAGTAGAAATTGCGTGTCAAGAGTAATAAGGAGATAAATTATGGCTAGTGTTAAAGGTTCAAATTTTACTAACATAACTGCTGATCCAGTTGTTAAAACTTCATCACAGTATGCTCATGGTAAAATCAGAGTACAATACGACAGTTATGAGGCATCTTCTCTAGCGTCTGGTTCTGACATTTCAGTTGCTAGACTTCCAAAAGGCGCAGTAGTGTATGACATTGTTATACATCATGACGCTTTAGGATCTGGTGTAACTCTATCAGTTGGTGACAGCGCAGGTGCAACAAGATACATTGGTGCTACTGCGGCGGCTACTGCTGGTAAAGTGGTTATGTCTGAAGACGGTGCTATTGACGGTTTCGCATATGAAAATACTGCTGAAACAGATGTTTTAATTACTACAGGCGGTGGTACTGCATCAGGAACTATCAAAGTTGCTGTAATGTACGCTGTTGAGTAATACATAACAAACAATTAGAAGGGGCGATATATATTGAATTATAGTCGCCCCTTTGATATATTAAGAGATTATTATGGCTACAGAAGTATCAATTTGTTCAAATGCATTAAGACGTTTAGGTGATGATCCAATCACTTCTTTGACAGATGATACAGAAAGAGCCAGATTATGTAATGCATTTTATACAGATGCTAGAGATGCAGTTTTAAGATCACATCCTTGGAATTTTGCTATTACAAGAGCAACATTAGCAAAATTATCTGATACACCTGCATATGGATTTAATTACCAATATTCATTACCAACTAATCCATATTGTTTAAGAGTATTAGAAATGGAATACTCTGATTATATTTTTAAAGTAGAAAATGTAGCTACACACGGTAGAGTGTTACTTACAGATGAAGGAACAGCTAAAATTTTATATGTAGCTAGAATTACAGATACAAATTTATTTGATTCTATGTTTATAGATGTTTTAACTGCAAAACTATCGGTAGATTTGGCATATCCAGTTACAAATAGTTTAAAAGTACAAGAACAAATGCAGAAACTCTATCAGCTTAAACTTTCTGAAGCACGTAGTATTGATGGACAAGAAGGATTTATTGATGATCTTGTTTCTGATACATTTACGGACTTTAGAAAATAATGGCAAGAGTACATCCTTTTCAAACAAATTTTACTGCTGGTGAATTAACACCAAAACTTGCAGGTCAAGTTGATTTTAAAAAATATAATAATGGTGTTGAAACATTAGAAAATATGACTGTGTTTCCGCAAGGAGGCGCAACAAGAAGATATGGAAGTAGATTTGTTGCTGAAGTAAAAGACAGTAGTAAAATTACAAGATTAATACCTTTTGAATTTAATATAGAACAATCGTACATATTAGAATTTGGTGATCAATATATTCGTTTTTTTAAAGATAATGGACAAATAACAAATGCTTCTAAAAATATAACTAACATTACACAAGCCAATCCTGCTGTTGTTACTGTAACATCACATGGATATTCAAACGGTGATGATGTTTGGATTAATAGTGTTGGTGGAATGACAGAGTTAAATGGTAGAAGATTTAGAATAGCTAATGTTACAGCAAATACTTTTGAATTATCTGGTGTAGATAGCACAGGTTATACTGCATACACATCTGGTGGTACTTCGGCTGACGTTTATGAAATAGCATCACCTTTTACTGAAAGTATGTTGTATGACATACAATTTACACAATCAGCAGACGTTATGTATATTGTGCAAGAAACATTAAAACCAAGAAAATTATCAAGAACAGGACATACATCTTGGACATTATCTACTGTACAATTTATTAATGGGCCATATTTAGATGACAATGAAACATCTACAACATTATCATCATCTGCATCTGGTGTTGGTACAGGAAGAACACTAACTGCATCTTCTACAACAGGTATAAATGATGGTGTTGGTTTTAAATCATCAGACGTTGGTAGATCTGTTAGATTAAATGATGGATGGGGAGTTATAACAGCATACATATCAACAACACAAGTTACTTGGGAAATTAAACAGGATATTGGATCTTCTTCGGCTAACACAGATTGGGCATTAGGTGCTTGGTCTGATGATACAGGTTATCCTAAAACAGTTTCATTTTTTGAACAAAGATTAATATTTGGTGGAAGTACAGCATTTCCTCAAACTATATGGGCAAGTGAAAGTGGTTTTTACGAGCATTTTCATAGAGGCACAGGTGATCCAGCAGATGCATTTATTTATACTATTGCGGCAAACAAAGTAAACGTAATTAGATGGTTAGCACCTGCAAGAGATTTAGTTGTTGGTACAGCAGGTGGTGAATTTAAAGTAGGAAGACCAACTGGTGAGCCTTTACAACCCGATAACGTACAAATTACACAACAAACTACATATGGTGGTTATAATACACAACCAATACAAATTGGTAACTCTGTATTATTTGTACAAAGACAAAGAAAAAAAAT